AGGCGAAGGTCGAGCAGCTGACCGCCCAGTTGGCTCAGATGTCCGAGCAGGTGGCGCAGGGGCAATCCGCCGGAGTGCCGGCGCTGCCCGACGAGGTGCGCGAGCGCCTGACCGAGTCGTTCGACGAGGAGGATGTGGAGGCGGTGCATCGCCTGATCCAGCACGAGACCGAGCGGGCGACTGCGGCCATGCAGCAGCGGATCGCGCAGCTGGAGGCGATGCTGGAACGCCGCGAACAGGTGGCCATGCAGCAGGAGAGTCAGGCGGTGAAGGAGAGCTTCGCGGAACGGCTGGACACGGCCGAGCCACGCTGGCGATCGATCGATACCGATCCCGCCTTCATCCAGTTCCTGGAAGAACCCGATCCGCTGTCCCTGGGGCGGCGCCGTTCCGAGCTGTTTCGTGAGGGCTACCGCAATGGCGATGTTGCCGCAGTGGCTCGGCATTACAGGGACTTCCTCGAATCCAAGGGTGCGGGCCAGGACCCGCGCCTCGCGGCGACGGTGCCGCGCAGCCAGGGGGCGGCGCCGGTAGGCGATGCGCCCGAGGTGAAGGTCTGGCGCAAGGGCGAGTTTCAAGCCCTGGTGCAGGACAAGCTGCGCGGTCGGTTGAGCGAGGCGGAGTTCAAGGCCCGCGAGCAAGAGTATTTCCAGGCCATGGCGGAAGGCCGCGTCGAGGTGTAGCCACGCCGGTCTGGGCAACCAGGAGAATGAGCAATGCCTGAGATTGCACGCGCGACAACCCGTTGGGATGGGGTTGCCGGTGCCTACCCGAACTACGGTTCGAGCGGCACCGTGGGATACATCCCGGAGCTGTGGTCGGCGAAGCTGGTCGAGAACCTGTATCCGTCGTCGGTGTTCGGCAGCATCGCTAATACCGATTACGAGGGCGAGATCAGCAACGTCGGCGATACGGTGAACATCCGCACCGTGCCGCATGTGGCAATCAGCGACTACGTAGTGGGCGGCGGCCTGACCTACGAGGTGCCGCAGTCTGACAAGGTGCAGCTGGAGATCGATTCTGCCAAGGCGTTCAGCTTCCAGGTGAACAGCATTGACAAGGCGCAGTCGGATATCCAGCTGATCGACAAGTTCACCGCCGGCGCGGCGGAGGACCTGAAGGCGGCGATCGACAAGGACTGCTTCACCAAGATCAGTGCCGATGTGGCGCCCGAGAATAAGGGCCCCAATGCGGGCCGGGATTCCGGGAACATCAATCTGGGAGGGGCGGGTGCGCCGGTGGTCATCGACAACACCAACATCCTGCAGTACATCGTGCTGCTGGGTCAGGTGCTCGATGAACAGGACCTGCCGGATGTCGGCCGGTGGCTGGTTCTGCCGCCCTGGGCCTGCACCCGGGCGCTGCTGTCCGACCTGAAGGACGCCAGCATCACCGGCGACGGTTCCTCAGTGCTGCGCAACGGGCGCCTGGGCGTGATCGACCGCTTCACCATCTACCGTTCGCGGCACCTGCCGACGGCCACCGAGACCGGCGGCGATGCCACGCGCATCTTCGCCGGCCACCCCATGCGCCTGACCTGGGCGAGCAACGTCATCGAGAACGAGACGCTGCCTAACCCGAGCGACTTCGGGAGCCTGGTGCGTGGCCTGACCGCCTATGGCGTGAAGGTGCTCGGTGGTGGTGACGGCATCGCCGAGCTGTACGCACAGCCCGGTGCGCTGGTCTGATCCTGCGTTCTGCGGTGATGTGGGTTGCCCGGCGGCAGGGGGTCGCCGGGCTTTTTTCGAGGATGAAAGGATGAGTGAACGCAAGCTGTATTTCTTCCACCGCCAGACAGGGATGCGGTATCACTACGATCCGTCGTTGCCGCTGGCGCGGAATCCCCAAGTGGTTGTGATCGATGAGGCGGGCAACGAGGTCGATCCGGTGGCCGCACAGGCGGTGGATGCACCGAAACGAAAGCGGCGTAAGGCGCGTTCGGCTGTGAATGATCCGGTACAGAGTGAATTGGCGGTCGGGGCTGCCGGATGAATTACCTGGCGCTGTGTCAGCGGTTCTACAGGGAGTCGGGTGAATCCTTTGTGAAGCCGGATACGGTGGAGGGCGTGTCCGGGTATGACGCGCTGGTGGTCGGGTGGATCAATCAAAGTTGGCTGGCCATTCAGAAGGACCGGCGAGCGCGTGGTCGCTGGAAATGGGCGTGGCGTGAATGGGCGATGGATATTGGTCCGGATGCGCGTGATTACGACAAGCCTTGGTTCACACGGCATCAGACCCCAGGAGGGATCTGGGGGCAGAGTCGTTTTGGCGAGTTTGTCTGGGGTGATCCCGGGCAGTCGGCAACGGTTGCCATTGAGGTGATCGCGCCGGAGTCGCTGACCATTGAGCCCAAGGATGCACCGGGCCAGGCGCAACCGTTGGTCCCGCAGACGTGGTTTGATATGCGGCGCGGTTCACGTGTGGCGGCAAGTGGCAGGCCGCGACGTTTTGCCGAATTGGACAATGGAAAGATCCGCTTCGATTGTGTTCCGGACAGGATTTATACGGTGCGTGGCGAGGGCTGGCTGGGACCTTGGTCGTTGTTGCGCAATACCGATGAGCCTGATATGCCGGAGCGGTTCCACATGCTGATCGTCTATCAGGCGCTTTTGGATTATGGGCGTTGGGAATCGGCCGGTGAGCAATATCGGGCAGCGGAAGTGGCGGCCGCGAGGTTGTGGGCTGAGTTGCTGCAACAACAAACGTCTAAAGTGATGCTGCGTAGAAGGCCACTGGCATGAGCCGCAAGCGTGACGATTACTTTGCCTGCAAAGGTGGGTTGGACCTCGTGTCGTCGGCCATCGATGTCAGGCCGGGTATGCCGGACTTTGCCCGGAACTGGGAGGTCGATCGCAATGGGTTTGGCTATGTGGAGCATGAGGGCTGTGAGCGATTCGATGGGCGGCCACTGCCATCGAGCCTGCCAGCGTATTCCGAGGCGCTACGCGCCGCGATTCGGCCGGTACCGGGTGCTGGGCCTATACGGGGCGTATGGGTGTTTGAGAGCGATGTCTATGCCTTCAGGGACAGCGAGGATGGGGCGTCATGCCGGATGTACCAGGCGACGGAGTACGGCTGGCATTTGATCGAGACACCCCGCCTGCAACCTGGGGGCGACTATGAGTTCTGCAATTACAACTTCTACGCCGCCGCGGACAAGCGGGCCATGTACGGCGTGGATGGCGTGAACCCGCCCTTTGCCTTCGACGGCAGGACCTTTAGGCAGATCGATTGTAGGGTGACGGATGAGGCGCCGAACCGGATTGCGGCGCATCAGTATCACCTGTTTCTCGGTTTCCGTCATGGATCGGTCATCCATTCGCCGCCGGGGGAGCCCGATGGGGAGTACAGTCCGATCCAGGGAGCGGGCGAACTGGGCATGGGGGACGGCATCACGAATCTGGTCCCGTTGCGCAACGATGTCATGGCCGTCTATGGGGACAGCACGATCCATCTGCTCTATGGCAGCAGTGCGGCGGATTTCCAGTTGGTGACGAACGCCTTCGATTCCGGGGCGTTCCCGAGAACGGTTCAGCCCATCTGGGGGCATCTGATGTTGAGCGGGCTCGGGGTGAGATCGCTTCAGGCGGTCCAGGCCTATGGTGATTTTTCGGCAAGAACCGAGTCGGCACTGGCCGAGGACTGGCTGAAGCCGCGCCTGGATCAGGTGGTGGGCAGTCTGGTCTCCAGGGCGAAGAACCATTATCGCCTCTATTTTCATGAGACGGACGGCACCAGTGAGCTGAGCGCCAGTTTCGTCGGCAAGGCGCTCCAATTCATGATCAGCGTCTATCCATTCACGCTGACATGTTTTGCCTCTGGCATGATCGAGGGTGAGGAACATCTCTATGCCGGCGCAGCCAATGGATTCGTCTATCGGCTGGATAGTGGTAATAGTTTTGATGGGCAGCCACTCACAACGATTCTGCGATTGCCATTCAATCATGAGAAAACGCCCAACATACGGAAGTATTTTCGTGAATGTGTCCCGGAGTTAAAGGGCAATGCGGAACGGGTTTTGCAGTTTTCTTATGAACTGGAGTTTGGCGATAGGACCTATCCGCAGGGCATTGTCAGTGATATCTCGGCATTCCCAAAGGGCCCTTATTGGGGGGTGAGCGACTGGGGTGAGTTCGTCTGGGGAGGCTCCGCCAAGTCGCCGATACCCATCAAGATACCTGGCTCTGGATCCAATATCGCGCTGATCTTCAGCGGGACACGCAACGGCGAGGCGCCGCTCGCGTTGTCGGGAATCCGGCTGTACTACGAACTGAGGAGGCATATCTGATGGCCAATCGTTATTACACGCGGTCGCAGTCGCTGATCAATGGCGCGATTGCGGATGCCGATGATGTGGAGAGCAAGTTCGCTAGGGTGGAGTCGGGATTCGATCTGGTTGAGCGCGACATCGATCGCGTGCTGGCGGATGAGATGAACCTCAGCGCGAAGGCGGACAAGGTGCCTGGAGCGGTGGCGGGAAATTTTGCGGCACTGGATGCCACGGGCAATCTGCAGGATTCCGGCGTGTCTTCAGACGATCTTTCCGATACCGCTCATCTTTCCGGTGAGGAGACGTTCACTGGACATAAAATCTTCAGGGAAACTTCGGAGACGGTATATACGTTAGTCGGCGATCAGATTGATCCAGCGAATGGCTCGATACAAAAGAAGGTGCTCTCGTCGAATACCGTGTTGTCGAGTGGGCTGACAGCTGGGCAATCGGTAACACTGCAGATCCAGTCGCAAGGGTTTTCAGTCACGTGGCCAACAATGCGTTGGGTAGGGGGGGCGCCGCCGGATTTTGGTGCCAGCAGTACCGGCGAGCATGTGATGGTATTGTGGCATGATGGAATTCATCTTAACGGTTCTTATATTGGCTTGTTGTCCTGAATATCCGGATAGAGGGGTGTTGATATGGGCATGGGGTTTAGTGCGATTGATCAGGCCGCGTTGTATGCACCGGCGACGGTTTCCGGGCAGATGGACGATGTGCTCAATGGGGAGAATCCCTATATACAACGGGCACGCCTGAAAGGCACGCAATATGCCAATAAACGCGGTCTGATGAATTCCTCTTTTGGGGCCCAGGCTGCAGAGGCGGCAGCGATCGATGCAGCATTGCCGATTGCCCAGGGAAATACCAATGCGCTGAACGATCAGTTGGGTTTTTTGGCGCGTGCCAGAGCCGATACCGTGATGAATGCCCTGGCGGACGTACAGAAACGCGGGCAGATGCGATTGCAATCGTCATTGAATGCCGCGCGGGAGGGAACGAAACAAACCGCCGGCCTGTATGCGCAATATCTCGATGCGGCCGCCCGGATCAATCAGGCCAACATGGATATTACCGACAAACAGGCGCAGGTGGATTCGCTGCGCGATGCGATGGTGCAAGGTGTGAATACGATCTCCAGCATGTATCAGAGCGACTTTGGTAATGTCGATCTGGAGGGGGCGATTCCTGGCGAAGGTGACTACATCACCAACATATTCAACACTATTGATTCGGTATTTGCGGCGTTATGACGATCATTCGACATGCCGCCATGAGCGATGTGCCGCGCATCGTGTCGCTGCTCACGGGTTTTGCCTGGAAAGAAGGGGTCTATCGTGAAATCCAGTGCTCACCGGAGCGGGTTCGGGAGATGATCGCGCAATTGGTGACACGAATGGATGCGATTGTGCTGGTGGCGGATAGGGGAGGCGAGATAGGCGGTGTGATCGCGGGTATAAAGGTGCCGTCATGGTGGTATGACGGGGATCAGGTGGCGAATCTCACATGGTATGTGAGGCCAGACTGGAGAAATGCCATGATCGGCATGAAGCTGTTTGGGCGGTATATGGGTTGGGTGTCGGGGTGGAAAAGTGTGAAACAGGTGATTGCGGGAGGCACGATGGGTGGCGACCTGGTGAACAGGGTTGATGCGGCCTATCGTCGGTTCGGATTTACCAAGACGGGTGGGGCTTACATGAGGGTGATGCAATGAGTTTCATTGTGCCAGTCATTTCGGCAATCGGCGCGATTTTTGCGACTAAAACGGCGATTGATGCGATCAGTGAGGGCAAGATCGGGAAAGCCATATTGGGGGGTGTTGGAGCCTATATGGGGTTTTCGACCGCCATCCAGGGGGCGTCGCAATTGGGGTTGGAGTTGGGAGCTGCAAAGAATATCGCGGAGGGGTCGACGACGGGAAATCTGCTCAATCCGTTGAATGCAACAGCCGGCAATGCGGTCACCGGTCAAAGCGCCCTGGAGTCGGCCATTCAGGCGGCCAATGCCGGCGATGCGGGCTTCGTGTTCGGCACGGAGGGTGCGGTCGGCGGTGGGTTCAACGAATTGGCGGGTGGCCTGATCGATGGGGCAGGCACGGGGATAGCCACCAGCGGGGCTTCTCCTGGGGTGTTCGATGCCGCGATGGGGGCGGTCGGGCAAAGTGGCGGCATGAGTGGAATGCTGTCGGGTGGAGGCGGTTCCATGCTGGGGCAATTCGGCGATCGCTTGGGAGATGTGTTGAGCGGCATCGGTGATTTCGCCAGAGAGAATGGCGCGTTGATGCAGGTCGCCGGACAGGGGATCGCTGGATATGCACAGGCGAAAAGTCAGGAAGAGCAGATGCGCAGATTGATGGAAGAGAAACGGCGGTTGGCGGAGGAGGAAATCCGGCGACGAGGTGGCGCGGTGGACATAGGGATGAGCGGTTATCGGTATGACCCGGTATTGCGGCAGCTGGTGCCGACAGGGGGTGCATGATGGTGGGGAGGACAATGGCAAATCCAGATCGTGGTCAAACCATCACGGGTGGGGAGCGCCAAGGGGCACTCGATATGGCAGCGGGTGACAATTCTGGCCGATCTGGCGGCGGCATCAATGAACAGGCGATGCT